GCCTCAATTGCACCTTATCCCCGAGGCAATCTATGACTTTTTTCATGCTCCCATCTCTTTAACAAAAGAACAAATCATTGCTGACCGTGTTGAAGTTATGATTCAAAACTTTATCAAGGTTTGCAAGGGTGAAAGCGAGGGAGAGACAAGAATTGCTGGAACCATTCTCAAAACAAAACAAGAAAAAATAGGAGCAAAGGTTAAAATCTATGGTGGCAACATAGACATAGAACACAGACAAGCATTAGGACGTGAGAAGCTTGGAAAACAAATTTTAGCCAAACTTCAAACTCTGTTCCCAGTCCCTACATTCTCGCAAGCTTTCTACGATATGCTCTATTCAAAGCTTGATGCTTTTATGTTCTTAGGAACGGAAAAGCGTGTTGAAATCAGCAAACAAATTGTTGAAAAGTTCGGCGAGCATAAACTAGGCCGTCAATTGGCTGAGTTATTCGCTACAACAAAAACAGAAACAATGGAACTTGGATTGACAACCTTTTCTCAGGAACTAGAGCAAAACTTGGGAGAATGGAAAGGACAAAAACGCAGGTTTAACTTATTTGCCTCTAAGGTTGTTAACGAAAAGGAAAATAAAAATGATTGATTCTCTTGGCTCCACTTCCTTACAAGAAATAGATACATCAATCCTACAGTCTTGCCCTTGTCATTTTTGCCTAGCACAAGGAATTAAAGCAGATGCTTTTCTTATTTTAAGCAAAGAACATAAGGCAACAAGATTAAAGAATCATAAACGTGTAATGTGTGATAATGGACATATCTTTTCAACAAATCAATCTTTAAGCATATAAGGAAAATCAAATGAATACAAACACAAGACAACCAAGACAACCAATGAATCCAGTCTTGGTTGGAGATACAGCAAACCAAGCAAAGACTGACGCAAGCAAGAATCGTAAGACATTCTCTATTCTTATGTCTACAGGACATAAGAAAGAGGGTTTGATTCGTTCATTCCTTGTCGTGCAATCTATTTCAAGGTTTGATCGTCAAATAACTACAAGAGATGAAACAAAGTGGCCAATTTTTCACGAACCTGAATTACAAGATGCATTCAAGAAACAAGAAGAAATCAAATGCATTATAAGCTTTCAGTCTTTTCAAGATGGTGAATTCTTTGCCATTGCAAGACTTTATAAGGAAAATCAGGTAAACAACAAGAAAGAAAAGGATAAAACAAATGGATAAGTTTCTTGATCTAAAAAATGGTTATAAATATCGCTTTGTTGCAACAAATAGTGTAAATCAGTTTTTTCAGTTCGTAACTCCAACAAATGAAACCTTAGATATTCCTGTATTTATAATACAGAGTCTTGGAAACAAAAAAGATATTCCTACTAAAAACCTACAGATTAAATATCTTCGTGATAAATATAAAATTGGTTTACCACTAGCAATAAGGATTTATGAGTTTGCACTTGAAAGATACCCTTCATAAGGAAAAACAAGCATGAAAATATATAATCACTTTTGCATAACTCATATATCAAGGAAAGATTTTACAAATCTTCTTGAAATCTTTTCTTGGTATGATAATGGTAACTGGATTTTTCCTAATTGGTTAATCATTTGGGGAAAAAGATTAGGTTATCTATGAATCTTCTAAGTAATCTTCCCTTAACAGATAAGCAAAAAGAACAGTTAGCACAAGCGCGTGCAATTAAACAAGTAGGCCCATCTTTCTATTCGCTTTCCATATCACAAAGGGAAGCGTTAAGAAAACAATTTCGTCAAGAGATTGAAAACGAAATAAACGGAAAGGTTAAAACTCTTTATGTTCAAGATTCTACAACAATTCAAATTCAGGCAGAAAATCAGGAAGCAAAGCAAACACAAAATAAGATACAGCCAAAGAAAAACCGTTTCAGTTTACAAAATAGCAATGTTAAAGCTAGCAAACCAATTACAGATACCAGTATCTCAAATAACAATGAATATGAGACTTCAATTTCTCCGCTTGAACAGATACAGCCCGGCGATAAATTTACGGAAGCAACTATTAAGAAAGAGGCTTTGGCACCTATCCCAAATCCGCAAAGCGATAAACCTTTTCAATCAATTAACCCTTCAACAGGCTATGGTGGAACGAAAAAATACGAAACATTTGCATTAACCATTGAATTAAATGCAAAGCAACTACTTGCCGCTGAGTATGCTGAAGCTGGTAAATCTTTTTGTCTGACAGGTGCAGCAGGAACAGGCAAAACAACGGCCTGTCGTGAAATCGCAAAACGTCTTTTGATGCATGGTAAACTTGGAAGTCATGATTTTAAACTTCAAGGTGGAGAGCATGTTGTAGCACCTAGTATTGCCTTTTGTTCTTATACAAATAGAGCAACAGACAATATTAGACGTGCATTACATAAAGATCCTGATCTTGAACGCGAACTAATGTATAATGTTGTAACCATTCATAAGCTTTTGGAATATGAACCTATTTTTTTTCGAAAACAAGATGAAGAAACAGGTGAATGGTATGACACAATGCGCTTTGAGCCTCAGCGTAATTCACAAAGACCATTAGGCATAACTCACCTTGTCATTGAAGAATCTTCAATGCTCGGAACAGATTTGGGATTAAAGTTACTTGATGCCTTAAGGCCAGGCTGTCAAATCATTTACGTTGGTGACATTAATCAGCTTCCACCTATCTTTGCAAAATCAATGCTTAACTATGCATTGATTTTGCTTCCTGTTGTTGAACTAACAGAAGTATATCGTCAAGCTCTTGAATCTCCCATTATTTACAATGCACATCGTTGCTTGAAGGGAGAAGAACTTCAAGATAAGCGTCCATTCTTTCAAGTTGTTTCAGGTAAAGCACTTGAAACAATGCCAACAGAATCAGGCTGTGTTAATCTCTTAGTTAATTCCCTTAAGACATGGTATAACACAACACAAGAGGATGGAAGTAAAAAATATGATCCTGAACAAGATATTATTCTTTCTCCCTTTAACAAAGCTGATGCTGGCACTATTGTCTTGAATCAACACATTGCACAGTTCATAGGCAAGCAACGTAATGCAATGGTTTATGAGATTCTTGCTGGAATCAGAAGGCTCTACTTGGCCGTCGGTGATCGTGTAATGGTTGACAAACAAGATGGATATATTACAAAGATACATCACAATGCACGTTATATGGGGAAAATGCCTAAGCCTGCATCAACAGAATTAACACGCTTTGGCATTACTCTCATTGGAAATAAAGAACGCGAGGATGAAGATATTGAACTTATCCTTGAAGGATACGCTGGCCTTAATGTTGCTGATATTCCAGAGAATGATGAAAAACCAAAGAAACAAGAAGCTTCACATATTGTTGAAGTTACCCTTGACAATGGAGCAACAGAAGTTCTTTCAACAGCCGGCGATTTTGGAGAAACAAAATTCTCTCTTGGTTATGCTCTTACAGTTCACAAAGCACAAGGTTGTGAATGGCGCAAGGTAATTATCTTGCTCCACAAATCACACGCAATCATGTTAACTCGTGAATTGCTCTACACAGCAATAACGCGGGCACGTGAGTATTGCATCATTGTTGATCTCTGCAATCAAACTCAACGAGGAATTGACAATCAACGAATCAAAGGCAATTCAATCCAAGAAAAGATTGAATGGTTTAACAGTGAAGTTTCCCTTAACGAACCAATTCCGGTGATACCATAAGGAGTGTAAAATGAATATTATTGAACTTTTTCAAAAAGCACAACAAAAGCTTTATAAGCCAAAATTTATTTTTGAATCATGTGATATGAAGATAAAAATTCATATTGCAGCAAAAGCACATTATCCAAACTTTCCAAACTATCTTTATATATCAAAAGCAGAAACTGGAGATTACCTTGGAAAGTTTCTTAAGACAGGAGAAATGATTTTACAACCAAATATTCCAGATAAACTAAAAGAAGATTTAGTAATCATTAAAAATGATCCAATTGAATTTGGAAAACTTTATGGACAGAAATACTCTTTTTGTTGTTTTTGTGGAACAGAAATAGTAACAAAAGAATCTCTTACTGCTGGTTATGGCCCTATTTGTGCAGAAAAATGGGGACTACCGTGGGGTTCTATTTTTGATGAAAATATATCTAAAGAGGAACTAATGCCATGACACTAAGCAAAATAATAGCTAACATTGAACGTAAAATACGTGAAGGAAAGTTTACACTTCAAACAGAAGTTGAAGTTGTTATTGTAGAGAAACATAATGGAAAACTTGTTATGGCAGAAATTGGTAAACATTCAATCAAACAATTACAAAGCATCTTTGACAAATGAAATATCTCATCAGGTTTTCCAGAAAACTTTTTGGTTATCCACTTACAAGAAAAGAAATTGACCGCTTAGAACGACTTAAACGCAGAGCGTATTATCTCCAAAACAAAATTGATATGATGCCAATAAATTATAATATAGACAACACAAGAACAGAATTATCTGCATTATGTTGGGCAATTGAAAAGATTAGTGGAAAATCATTTACAACATTGTAAAGAATGCAGGAAAACAAATGCCACAACTTACTCCTAACACAATCCAACGTGTAATCCCAGAAGAAGAAAATGTAATTGAATTTAAGAAGAGTGCCCACAATATTGGTTCCTTTGGATATAAGGGAGTCAATATTGAGGTATTCTCTTGTCCAATTCATAACAATGAATTACTTGCTTGTGTATCAGGTTTAGGTCATACTCTTAATATGCTTTATTTAATAGAATCTGAATATCATAAGACAATGACTCCAGTAGAACTGCTAGTAATTGCTTATAATGACTTCAAAGACTTCATAGTCTATGAACGTGAGGAAGAACATCTTGCTCTTCACTGAAATCAACAAGGGGATGTTGGCCGGCCTTATCATGTATCTTGGAAATCAACATGATCTTTACATTCCACATATGAAGCCAGCAATTGAATTGCTTCATTGGCTACGTAGAGAAGAAGATAATCTTGAAACTTACTGGGAAGAATTAGATCGTTTAAACTTTTCTCACGATCATATATTTATTGCATCATTTAAAGCAATTGATATATGTTCAATTTGTCTTGCAACATTTGGTCAAACTCTTGGTGGTCGTATTCGCAGAGGTTGTATTGAATGTCAGGGAGAATCCCCTGCTTTCTTAACAACCATATGGGAATATCGTCTTGCATCTGATCTTAATATATCATACCAGTATTTAGAAACACATTTAGCAGAAGCATTGCTAATTCATAAAAAGGTAAAGGAATATGCAAAGATTCAACATTGCAAAACCGAAACAAGATCAGAACATAAGTCAGAGCCAGCAACAGAGCAAAGAAATTCTACTAGAAGATTTAGTATCTAGTAGAGTAGCTTTATCTGAACCTGTTATTGACAATAACAACAACAATGCCGAAAGTGGTGAGTTTACGCTTGCCTCATTGTGGAATAGCATTTGTGATAAAGAGGATATTATCATTGTCATTGATCGTGTTGATGAACCAAGGGTAAGAAAACAACTTAGTAGCTTAAAGGCAAAAGAGAATGCCAAGATGAAATCAGCCGGCATTAAACCAGATGATACCACCTTGGAATTCATTGAACATAAAGATTATCCTGAAAAGGATAAGATCAAGCTTCAGATCATTCTGAAGCACAAGCCTACAATAAAGATTCATAAACTTATCATTGCAAAGGATTAATATGCCACAAATTAAGATGCCTCTTTCAGAAGCTCTTAGATGGATAGTTCGTGCAATAGATAATGGTAAACCAGAAGTTGCAAAGAAAATAATTGAAGAAGATTTACTTCCAGCATTAATCAAACAAGAACAAGAAGATGCATTAAACTATGCAAAAGGAAAAATATGACAACCGAAAGTAACGAAGTAATAATTCTTCCTCCCGAAGCAACAGTAACGCAACAACACATCAAAGATATGATCTCCCTTCTATCACAAACAGAAGATGGAGAACCTCTAAAAGATGCAATGACCAAGTTAAAACAAGCTCTTAAGGAAAATCCTGTTGCTTGTGCAATGCTTCTTCCTGAAGAAATTGGTGAATGTGTAAAGCATCTTATGAGGATAACAGGCCGGGACTTGGAAATGCAAGCTTCTGGTAAGAAGAAGGAACCCAAACAAAAGTTTGATTTCTCAAATGAAGAAACTCTTAAAGAATTAGAGAATGACTTATTCTAACTTTATAAGTTATGACTATCTCTGACTCTACACTCTTAAGACTTTATCGTAATAGACAACAACGTGAGCGTAGAGCTACTAACTATAAAATTCCGGGTTATAAAGAAGAACAAAATAAAAGAGAAAGAGAAAAAAGAAAGAATAGAAATTATCTAAAAGAACCTTCGCGAAGCTCATACTATCGTAAGCTTAAGAGATTAGGCTTTTCAAGACAAGAAATTTTAAAGGCAATATTAATTGAAAAAGAAAGGAAAGAATCATGAAATCCATACAAGATCTTTGTATTTGGTTAAACAAAGTAGAACAAGCTTTAGAACTTACTATGTCAGACAAAATATTATCAGTAGAAATTTTTACAGATAAGTCTTTTCGCATCAATAAACAAAATGGTGACTCTGCTGAGACCATCTACGATTCAAGTGATCTTTTACTAATGCAAAGTATAGATATTAATGATCTTCCATATCATGACCCAAATATGTTTGCTGAAGAAATTAGAGAAACAATAGTAGACAAAAAGGAAATTTAAAATGAAACAAACAGCTCTTCTAATTGCTCTTATAGGTGGTTTCCTTCTTGGGAGTGCTCAAATCTTGCATTTCAACACTCCCATTCCATCTTTTGTTGTTAACATAGCTATTAAGGAATGTGAATCAAATCATGGACTAAAGGCAATTCAAAAACACATTTTTCCTCAGAACTCCTATACCTTCTTTTGTCGCAATACAGCTCGCTTTGTTAGTGTTTCTTTTTCTCCACTTCTTGTATCAATAGATGAAACACAAAAAGAAGCACCAGAAACAAAGCAAAATAAATCATTAGATTCCAAATGATAGCAGATTACGCAATAGATATTGCACAGCTTTTAAAGAAACCATACCATTCAAATAACCCACATCAACTCTCTTATTCTCTACTTGGTGATTTCCACGAATGTGAACGTAAGTTTCAACTTAATCGTCTCTTACAAAATCCTTCAATTCATGGTAAAGAAGATATGCCGTGGCATATTAGGGGAACTGCATATGGGGCCGGCATTCAAGCATACATTCTAACAGGAGACTTAGATCTTGCTAAGTTTATCACCTGGCTGGCATACTCTCCTGAACTTGAGGACTTAGATCGTGTTCCAACAATCTCACAAGCTCGCACCATAAACAACATAGACCTATCAAAAGACAAACTAGATGCAATTCGTGCTCGTTATGAAATAGCAATCTTTAATGGTAAACCAGCTATTGAGTTATCATTCAAGATTAATATTGATAACAAGTGGTTTTATACAGGACTTATAGACATTGTCCTGTTTGATAAGGAGCTTAAGATTTATGTGGTCTTGGAAGTTAAAACTACCCTTTACAAGATTGCAGATTTACGTCCGTTATACCAAAACTCTGCCCAAGCATTGGGTTATTCAATTGTTCTTGACAAAATCGTTGGCGCAGAACAAAACCAATTTGGCACTCTGTATTTTGTCTGTAGAGATAAAAATAACAAAGACTTCATTCCTGACATTGAACTCTTCCCCTTCAACAAGACAATCATTGATAGATTAAAGTGGTTCTACACATTAGGAATGGATGTTGAAAGACTTAACAAGATGAATGAGATGGGAATCTTTCCTATGCGTGGCCATTCATGCCTTAAGTTTGGAAAGGTTTGCACGCATTTTGGATTCTGTAGCACCAGTGCCGGCGATATCCAAATGGCAGATCAGAAAGATAAGCAAAAGTATGATTTTGAATTTAATCTTCAAGACATCATTGACGATCATCTAAGGAGAATACCAAAATGAGCATTATTGACAATCTTCTTGCAGCATCCTTTGACACAATACAAGAACCAGAAAAAAATCAATTTAAATTACCCCAAAAAGAAATCAAACCTGATACAGAAGGTTGTATCTACGAAATTCAAGCACCATTACATAATTCACTTGATTGCTGTTCATCATTGTTTGAAGCACAGATAAATGCTAAGAAGCATAATGAATATAAGATATGGAAAATTTTTGTAGGCTCACAAAAGAGAATTCTCATAGAATCATATGAACAGCGACAACACAATAACGCATTACGAATTGCAATACGACGGAAGGGAATTGTGTGAGTGCACCAATAAGAGAGCATAGACATCACTTTCAGCATCAAGCTAACTTCATGGACTTGTGTAAGATGCCACGAAGTAGTTTACAACAACTTATCATAGAAAATGGACTTACACATCCTCAATTTTTACAGCAAGTTGCTCTTTGGAGTCGTCTTATTAACGAAGAAGTAAATACAGAATTACGCTCACATCTTAATGATCTTCTTTCAATGCCTATTGGTCATCTTATGCAATCAGAAGAGCAACGATTAGAGTTTGTAACAAAAATAGCAGATGACATTGTTGATTCCATCTACGTAATTGACGGCCTTTCTAATCTTTTTGGTCTTCCACGTGATGTTCTTTTTCATGCAATTCATGCTTCTAATATGGCAAAAGCACAAAAAGATAAGGATGGCAACGTAATTGTTATGCGTCGTGCAGATGGAAAGATCATTAAGCCAGAAGGCTGGATTCCTCCTAATGTGAAGGGTATTATTGAAGCTTGGACAAGGATACCATGAACCAAGAAGATAAAACTAAGCTTCATAATTCTCTTGCAATGGCTAGAAACTTAATAGATTATCACTATATAAAATCTCTTATAGAAAATAAAAAATCAGTGGAAGCTCTTAGTGCTCTATCAGAAGCCTGTATTGCTATGCAAGAGGTATCAGTTATTATCTCGAAATTAGCAATTCGAGAATCATTCTCAGAAATAAAGAGAGACATCAATGACATTACAAATAGCTCACCAAAAGTGCAATGATTGTAAGTTCTATTCGAATACCACCTTATATGAACTTTGCCTTCATGCAAGGTCAGCTTATATATATGAACATCAAGATTTTCATACAATTCAACACATGAGATCAGAACAAAACCCATGTGGAACTCAAGCAATTCTTTTTGTGAGAAAATAAGGAAACAAAATGACTATTAACACCCATTTAGGTGATCCTGAATTTGATGAGTATAACTCTGGCTTCCAAGATGGTTGGGATGCTTGTCATAAACAATTCGCAGATATTCTTAAACGATTTCCATTACAATGTGCAATGATTTCTCAAAGACTTCCTTTACATCCTTCTCAACCTGATGAAGTCATTGAACACACAGATTGGTTACATGCACAAGGAAAAATATCTGAAACGGATATAAAAACATGAGACTCACAGAGATCGCTAAGGCCGTCAAACAAGAAGGAAAACCTCTTGACTGTTGGAACCTCTTGATCTATGGAGATCCAAAGACAGGAAAGACACGTCTAGCAGCAACCATTGCTAAGGTTCCCTACATTCAAAATGTCCATTTCTTTACCCTTGAAAATGGCCGTCAAACTCTCATAACAATGTATAAAGAAGGAATTCTTACAGAAGAACAAGCTAACAAAATTATTATCTATACAATTCCAGATACTCGTGATCTTCCAATGGGAATGGAAACAATAATGAAAGTTCTTACCTCTTATCGTAATAATGTCA